CCTTTACATAACCAGCGATGAATTGCAACACTTTGTTTACAACTGTTACATCGTAATCCAATTGTGCTTTAGCAGAACCTTCAGTTTGTTTACCGAAAGAACCTTCACCAACTGGTGAGTTACCTCTTGGGAAAGAAACTGAACCAGTTGATACTGGGATGATGTTGAATACACTTCTCAAGTGTGGGTTAACGAAAGCACGAAGTGCTGGAGAGTTGATGTAAGAAACATAAGGATTACCAGTAAGGTTAGAAGCCTCTGTCATTACACCTACGGTTTTAAGATCCAACTCAAAGTTGAAACCTTTACCGTTTGTTCTAACTGCATCTTTGATTGAATCGTAACCTTTTACGATTGCATCGCCGATAGCAGCTTTGATTTCAGCGATGTGTTCGCCGTAAGTAACTGCGCTTTTCTTAGTTTCAGCAGCAGAGATTTTACCAAATGCAGATTTAGCAGCAAGAACTTCTTCTCTTGCTTCAGCAATTGTCTTGTTGTTTTTAGCGAGTTGCTCGTTGATCTCTTCAACCTTGCTTTCGAAAGCCTTAGCAGCTTTCTCAGTAGCAGCAGCAACCTCAGCTTTCTGCTCGGCCATTTTAGCCTCAAGAGCAGCTTCGAATGATTTAATGTCGCTCATTTTGTTAAATTAAAATTTGTTTATAATATTTATTAAAGACTCAACTGGAACCTCTTCTTCTTTTTGCTGCAAAGGTGTCTCATCAACTGCCTTTGTGCTACTCATACGTTCAATCAGTTCTGCGAGTTGTTTCACTTTTAACATACACAAATCTATTGTCTCATCCGTTACATCGCTATTACGGATGAATTTCTCAAAAGATTTGATTTGATCTTGTATTTGTTCAATATTATTCATATTCTTCATGCCTAGTAATGGAGTAGCTTCGTTTGCTCCCCACGCGGTAAGGCTTGAACCTTCAAAAAGCATTACCTCATGGATTTGGTTTGCATCTCCACTTTTTTGCTCTCTTAATGTTTTAAATCCGATTGAGTGTTCGGCAATAAGCCCACTCTCAATCATCTTAATATAATCTTGACCTAAATTATGTTTACCAACTTTACTCTCGTAATAAAGTCCGTACTCATCTTCTTTAAGCACTTGTATTTTACCAAGTGGCTTAGATGGATCATGGTTAAGTAGATGCTTAATTCTTCCTTTTCCTTCTGGTCCCCAATCTTGGATTGATCTTTTAAATGCGCCTGGCATCATAATATCGCCATCGCTATCAACGTTTCCAAATGCGGAGAAATAACCAGTTACTACTCCTTGCTTTGTATCAACATCTTTAACCTCTAGGTTAAATGATTTGTAATTGTATATCATGCTTTTTTTATTATTATTTTCTTGAGCCAAATAAGCCGCATATGCACGCTCCGCGTTATCGCGTGATGTGTACATACATTCTCCTTCTCCTATTCTAAATTTCCCATTTTCGCAAGCATATATAGGCATATTAGTAAATTGTTGCTTCGTTTAATTTAGGTTTTAGTAATAAGTTGCCGTTTTTGTCTCTTCTAGGTATAAAAGCTACCGTGCAACGGCAATTGATAGTAAAGCCTGGAGGTGCGCTTATATCGCCTGGTTGCATTGCTGCAACTGGCTCGCCATCCTTACCAGTCTCGTTAAAAGTCTCGTCATATCTCACAATTACCCCATCAAGCTCAACATGATCAAATTGATCGCGTGGTATTCTTCTCGTTCTATTGTCTCTCGCACTTATCCATTGCTTGTCAACGTAAAAATCATGCTTATCGGCGGCCATCATTGATGCCATATTGCTAGACCTCATCACTTCCGTTCTTACTATTCGTCTAGCTCTAAAAGCCGCGTAAGCTAATTGCTCATCGCTTTTTATTATTCTCACAATTTCCTCAACGCTCAAGCCTTCTTCAATTCCTTTTTGAACAATAGATAATAATTTCTTTTTTGTAGTGCTTGTAATATCGCTAACCAAAACAAATCCTTGCGCCATGAGAAAGTCCATCATTTGGTCTGTCCATTCTCTATTAAAGCCAAAAGTCATTGCTTTGCGATTAGCCTCAATCTTTAAAGCACGATATACACTATTGCCAAAAAGTACCGCCGCTTCCTTATATAACGATTCAAAGATCTTTATTAATTCCTTCTCCCACAAATCCAAACCAAGTGATGCTCTCGCCGCTCCTAACCCATCTCTATTTATCCTATTAGCAAAGTTATTGAATTGCTTTGTAATGGATTCTTTAAACTTATTATAGTATTTGGTATCAAGTTGCCTACGCAACCTTTCAACCTTCCGAAAGTATTCTCCTCTTTGCTTCGCGTTCATCTATGCACCTTTGTTTATATGCTATCCTCAATGATGTCATCATCTTCGCTTCTCGCTCGCAATTGCGCTCGCTCCTCTGCTTGGGATACTTCGTCATCACGTTCTGCGTTATCTCCTCGTCTGTTGTTTGCGACGTTATCCATTCCATTGTCCATGCCATATTCATCTTCGTTTTCGCTTGGAGGTATTGTTAAGTCCATTACCGCTTGCTCAATTGGTATTAGACCTTGGTTAATGTATGCGTACTCAAACGCACCCTCTTTCTCTTGATAGTTCATCGCTACGCGCTTCTCATCAAATGTCAACCAGTTTGCATCACGAAGTGAACGAACCATTCTCTCCATGTCTTGCTGCATTTCGGGTAACGCCGTAATATCAAAGTCAATAAATACATCCTCTCCATATCTTGGCACGAGGAATTTATTTAACTCATCACGAAGTTGACAACACATTGGAATAATTGTGTTTGTAATGAGATCACGCATTGCGTTTTGATAGTTGTTGTAGCTTGATGTGTCAACATCGAAAAGCACTGCCGGAAGTCCAAACACCCTGCACCACTGGTGCATTGACATACGAAGTGTGTTTACCAGCTCCATATCAACGCTTGAGAGTCCAAAATTCATGTAATCCCAAGGAGTTTGCAGCACCGCAACCTTTCCTTTGTTATCAACGCCGTTTAAATTCTCATTAACGGCTCTTTTTATGTCATTTGCTTGCTCAATAGTAAAAGATGGCACGATATTACCTAAAGGACGTGGAGTTATCGCTCCTTTTGCCCCTCCATTGCCCGTCATCGTTGCACTTGCATCCGCCGCGTTATTACTCATGCGTAATGTCTTATAAGCGGCACGAAGTGGCGATAAACCTCTTAAATGTGTGCGAGTTGTTACATCAAAATCGGGATTCCAACTCTTCCACATCATTACTTTCTCCTTAGGTAAATCAACTCCTCCTCCAACTTGTAATTTGTAACCTAAAATGTTATATACATCCTTAGGGTCGGGATAAATCTCCAAATATTGCGTTGGTAAAATATTAAGCTCCGAAAAAGTGCCTCCAAAGTTGCCATCGTTGCCATATACACTTCCCTCTCCACTTAAATAGCGATAACCGAACAAATTCTCAAAGAATTGGTCTTGAGATTGATAATTATTTGGCTTCTCCAAAAGTCTAGCAAGTGGAGTACCCATTATGATGTTCTCACTATATGCGTTTTTACGCGCAATTAATGCTTGCTCGTATGCGCCACGATTAGCAACACCTTTTGATAGTTGCTTGTATCGCATCAAATTTGTACGAGCCTTTTCGCCTGGGTTCAATTGATAAACATACCAAGGAATACTCGCACTCTTACGAGCTAGAAAGCTAACGATAGAATAAACATCGGCATTGCCTAAGTATCCTTCGTTAACATAGCTAAGTCCCGTATAATTTTGAATCGCACTTGTATTGGTGCCTACCATTTGCACTACATTGGTAGGGTAAGGATTGATACCTTTTTTCTTAAAAACATCAAATAATCCCATGTTGTTATATTGCTCCCCAAGTAACACTTGGGATTGTTAATTTAGAAAATATTGCATATCTCATAGCATCACTTATGTGGTCATTGAACTTAACTGGTTGATCAAGTTTATTACCATTCCTATCCGTTTTCCAACGGTAATTTTTTACCTCTTTAAGTAAATTTACGGAATCTTGATGAATGTAT